TTAGTGGCTCTGTAACATCATCAGTAGGTTTTTATGGTGATTTAATAGGAACAGCTTCTGTAACGGATAAGGCTAAAGTAAGTAATATGATTGCAAATCAAACCATGCCAGTTTTAGTTATGCCCGGAACAGTTGATGGAGATTATAAAGATGTTATGGCCGATCCATTATATCTTAACTTTAATAATATAACAAAAATATTAGAAACAACCGCATCATGGGCAACAGCATCAGTTTCTGCTTCTTACGCTGAATCAGCTTCATTTGTACAAATTTCAACAGCATCTCAAGCATCAACAGCCTCTGTTGTGGGGGCAGTAGAACATAAAATTTTATTTGGTAATAATGTAGGTTTATCAAGAATAAATAATCTTTTAGAATACAACACAACAACTGAAATTTTAAAAGCCCCTAATATAGTATCTAGTGGTCTAATAAGTGCATCAGGGTTTACAGCTAGTTTGTTAGATGCTGTAACAAGTGAGGTTGTAAATCTAACAGTAGCCCCAGCAGCAGTATATAGTGATAGAAATCAAAGATTTTATATAGGTAATAGAAGCACAGGATCAGATGCTTCAATGGCTTTAATAGTAGGAGGAGGAAGCTCTGTTTCATACTCAGCTCTGATAATTAATAGACACCAAGAATTAACATTTGGTAATCCTGGAGCTAGTTTTGATTATCCTTTAGGATATACTGTTGGTGAAGCTAACTCATATGCCCAATTTGAAAACACTAATAATGCATCATCATCAATGGTTGCTATAAAAGGAGCATCAGGTGCTGATGGTATCTTATATTTAGGAGGTAATAATGAATATGGTGGAGGTATTTTATACCATGGAAATGATTTAGGATCAAAACTCCCTAATTCATTTGAAGACGCCTCAACAACAATATATAGAAGTAGTGATTCAGTAGCAGAACCTGTAATAGACTTTCCTACAGACAATAACCATGTTATGGTTAGGTTAGATAATACTCCTGCAAGTAATACTAATTTAGATTACTTTGGTATGGGACCTGTAGGAAATGCTTCAGCAAAACCATGGAAAAAAACTTTTATGTTACAAGGTGCTACTACCTCAAACAATTCTACAGTTTCTTTAGGTCAAGTATCGATTAGTGGGGGAGGTGCTTATATGGTTAAATATACAGTAATGAAAACCCAAAATGCATCCCCAATAACTAGATGTTTAGTACAAGAAATTACAGAATGTTTTGTAATAACCTCTAGCGCACCTGGTACTAACGCAACAATTTTATCAGGTGGATCAACCCCCTCAGCTGTTAATATCCAAGCTTCACTTGGATCAGTAAGTGTAGATCAAGCAATAGCTATTGTAACCGGTGGTTTAGATTTCCGTAGTACAGGCAATGTTGGAGTTAGTATGATTCATAATGGGTTTGTAGAAATAACATTCTGCCCTTATAGTACATTATAATAAAAATAAATTTTAATAACAAGTTTTAATACGTATAAAAGATGACAAAATTAACAGATCAAGAAATTAAAAAGGTTAACGATTTAAAAGTAAATTTTAACCAAATAACACAGGCCTTAGGTAGTGTTGAAATTCAATTAATTAATTTAGAATTACAAAAGGAACAATTAAAAGTGGAAGTAGTCAGAGTCCAAAAAGAAGAAGTAGAATTAGCTAAAGAGTTAGAAAAGAAATATGGTAGTGGAACTATTTCTTTAGAAACCGGTGAATTTTCTCCTGAAAAATAGATTTTTGACAAAAAACCATATATTTATTATCAAAATATAACAATTACATAACATGGCAGAAACATTAATTTCCCCAGGAGTATTAGCAAGAGAAAATGATCAATCCCAGATTACTTCTCAACCAATACAAGCCGGTGCAGCAATAGTAGGACCAACAGTAAAAGGTCAAGTAAATATTCCAAAGCTTATTACTACATACAGTGAGTATCAAGCTAATTTTGGTACTACCTTCGAAAGTGGGTCAGCAAATCAATTAAGTGAATATACTTTCTTAACTTCAATCTCAGCTTATAATTATTTCTCAAATGGAGGAACTTCTCTAATTGTTACTAGAGTAGCTTCAGGTTCATTTACAGCAGCAACATCTTCTAAGATTGCTAATGATCAAGAAACAGGACAAATTTTAGCTGCAACTAATTTATTAGGATCTGCTGTAGGTGGTGGAGGTGGAGATGCTACATTCTCTGGAACACCTGCTTTTACAGGAGGTTTAGGATCAGGATTAACACTTAATGCTGCCGTAACAACAAATGGTGGTGTTAAAATAGCAGCAGATGCTCTATTATCATCAATAACTGTAAACCCATCAGACGCTGTAGATGGAACTTATGCTACTACAATTTTAAGTGGTGGAACAGGAACAAATTTAACAGCATCAGTTGTAGTATCAGGAAATACAATTACAGGAATAACAGTTCCAGTAGGAACTTCAGGTTCAGGATATGTAGCAACAGATTCATTAACAATAGCAGCAGGTGCTTTATCAGCAGGAGAGTTAGTAGCAGGAACAAGTGCAGTACCAACAGGAGCAGGAGTTGCTGCAGGTGCATACGCCAATTCAGTAACTTCAAATGCAATTACAATTACTTCAGCTATGGTTGATACAGCCGGAGCTTCAGGAGGTACTTTAACAATTACAACAGATGGAACAGGTGCAACAATTGCAGGTGCTTCAATATTAGTAGCTTCAAGTACAGGATATGTAAATGGTTCAATAATTACAATCCCACAAGCAACTTTACAAGCTGACCCACAGTTAGGAGCAGCAGGAACCGGAGGAGATATGGTATTTGTTGTAGGAGCTTCAAATGTTGAACTATCTAGTGCAGGAACAATTGTATTGGATGCTGCAGATTTATTTTACTCACTAACAACTTTAAATGCTGCTACAGAAGGTACAGGGTATGAAGTTGGTGATCAGTTAGTGATTGCAGGTGGTGCTATGGGTGCAAATTCATCAGCATGTACCATTACATTAATAGATGCTGATATAGTAGATGGAAATGCATTTATATTAGAATCAATTGGTCAAGGTAATATTATGAATAGCACAGGAGCTGAAAATTCTCAAGGTGCTTTAACAAATGGAACATCTGATAATTTAAGATGGGAAATTTCATCACCAAATACATCATCAGGTACATTTAGTGTAATAATTAGACAAGGTAATGATAATACAAGAGCAAAATCAGTACTTGAAAGCTTTAATAATGTATCATTAGATCCAAAATCATCAAATTACATTTCAAGAATAATTGGTGATCAAACACAAGTAGTAAGAGGAGCAGGAACAACAGATGTTTATTTACAAACAACTGGATCTTATGCTAATGCTTCAAGATACGTAAGAGTAAAAGAAGTTAATTTCAAAACCCCAGATTATTTAGATAATAGTGGAGTAGCAAAAGCACAATATACAGCTTCAATACCAGTACAAGCCTCAGGAACATTTGGAGATGCAGTAGGTAGTATTTTAACAGGAACTGGAAAATATTATGATGAAATTGATGGTAATGATACACAAGGATTAGTTGGAGATAATTACACAACAGCCTTTAATATATTAGCAAATAAAGACGATTTTAGATATAACATTATATCAACACCTGGTTTAATATACTCAGAAGGAGATTATAAATCAGTATTAAATACTTTAATTTCTAACACAGAAAATAGAGGTGATAATATTGTAATATTAGATCTTGAATTATATGCTTCATCAATAACAGCAGCTACATCAACAGCAAATGATAAAGATACTTCATATGCAGCCTCATATTGGCCTTGGTGTATGGTAACAGATCCAGATTCAGGACAAAGAGTATGGGTACCAGCAGGAACATTAATCCCAGGAGTTTATGCTAATAATGATAGAACAGCAGAAGCTTGGTTTGCCCCAGCAGGTATTAATAGAGGTGGATTAGGACAAGTAATTCAAGCAGAAAGAAAATTAACTCAAGCTAACAGAGATGAGTTATATATTAACAAAGTAAATCCTATTGCAACATTCCCAGGAAGAGGAGTAGTAGTATTTGGTCAGAAAACATTACAAAATCAAGCATCAGCTTTAGATAGAGTAAATGTTAGAAGATTGTTAATTGCCCTTAAGAATTATATTTCTCAAATATCTGATAATTTAGTATTTGAACAAAATACAGCAGCTACAAGAAATACATTCTTAAGCCAAGTTAACCCATATCTAGAGTCAGTACAACAAAGACAAGGTTTATACGCGTTTAAAGTTGTAATGAACGATTCAAACAATGGACCCGATGTAATTGATAGAAACGAATTAAGAGGTGCTATATACATACAACCTACTAAAACGGCTGAATTCATTTACTTAGATTTCAACATTTTACCAACTGGAGCAGAATTTCCAGCGTAAAAATTAGAGAGTATAATATTTATAATTGAATAAAAAAAATTAAAAAAACATAAAATGGCAGTATTAGATCCAAACGAAATATTTTTCACAGCATTTGAGCCAAAGGTAGCTAATAGATTTATCATGTACGTAGATGGTTTTCCATCATACATTATTAAAGGTATTAGTGGGTTAGGGTTCGCACAAGATGAAATTACATTAAATCATATCAACACTTATAGAAAAGTTAAAGGTAAGTTAAGATGGAATGACATTACAATGCAATTATTTGACCCAATCACTCCTTCAGGAGCACAAGCTGTAATGGAGTGGGTTAGATTACATCACGAATCAGTAACTGGTAGAGATGGTTATTCTGATTTCTATAAAAAAGATTTAACAATTGATGTGTTAGGTCCTGTAGGTGATGTTGTTTCTGAATGGATCATAAAAGGAGCATTTATCAAAGACGGATCGTTTGCTGATATGAATTGGGATACTGATGGTGAAGCTCAAAACATCGATTTAACAATTGGAATGGATTACTGCGTGTTAAATTTCTAATAAGAAATTACATATTTTTGAAAAATAGCTTGGCTTCGGTCAAGCTTTTTTTTATATTATATATGTATACGCGAATATTAAGTTATAACAAATAAAATTTATATGGAAGAATTTAAACTACCTACTGAAAACGTAGAATTACCTTCAAAGGGATTAT